ATCCACAATCTGGAGCCTCCCATGCTCGTCAGCAACTGGCGCGCGATCCTCAAGCGTGCCTGGTCGGTGCGGCTGATGGCGCTCGCTCTCGTCTTCATCATCCTTGAGCCGGTCTACAATTTCTTCGCCGCCACCTGGGTCGCAAAGAACATCTACATCCAATTGGGAATGTCGATGGTGACCGGCCTCCTCGCGGCTGCGGCGATCGTCGCCCGCATCTTCTTCCAACAGAAAGTCTCAGGGGATTTGAATGGCAAACCGCCTCCAGAAGGGTAGCGCTGCGGCCGCGATGGCTGTTGCGCTCGTCGGCTCGTTCGAGGGGCTGCGTCAAAACGCCTATCCGGATCCGGCAACGCAGGGCCAGCCGTGGACGATCTGCTACGGCAGCACGAACGGGGTGAAGCCTGGAGATCGAAAGACCGTTGAGCAGTGCAAGGCGCTTCTGTCTTTGGAGCTCCAAAAGTATGCGGCCGGAATCGAGCATTGCGTCACGGTCCCGCTGCCGGATTCGCGCTTCGTCGCGCTGACCTCATTCGGCTACAACGTGGGCATCAAGGCAGCTTGCGGCTCCAGCGCCGTGAAGCTCATCAATGCAGGCAAGACCGCTGAAGGCTGCGAAGCGCTGTTGAAATGGAACCGCGCCGCCGGGATCGTTTTCCCCGGACTGACCCGTCGCCGGCAGAAGGAACGTCAGTTCTGCCTTGAGGGGCTCTAGATGCTCGGAATTTTCGATTATGTGAAGCTCGCGGTCGGCGTCCTTGCCGGCCTTTTTCTTTACCATCTGTATGCCGTGTCAATCGGGTATCCGAGCGCCGCGCGCGCCGCGCGTGCTGGCTATGTCCTCATTGCCGAGAAGACCGCAGCCGAAGCCAAAGCCGCCGAGATGGAGAGGCAGCGCAACGCAGCCGCTCAGGCGACCGAAGAGCACCGCAAGCGCCTTGAAGCCGCACAGGCCGCAGAGCAGGCCGCCAAAGACACCCTCGAACAGGAAATCTCCTCATATGAGCTTCAACTCTCCGAGAAGAACCGCGCTTGCGCTGTCACTGCTGCTGATCGTCAGTGGCTGCTCCACCACTGAACGGCTGAACCGTGCGGCTTCCGCCAAAGGGCAGACGCAAGCGGGTGTGCTTCTTCCGGCGCTTCCCGATGACCTCAGGCGGCAGGAAGCCCACGCTGCGGTCACAGAGGGCCAGCCAGTGATTTCCATCCTCGCCCGAGAGCGGCAGGCCCTCGATCGTGCGAACGCGCGTCAGGGGCGCACCGTGATCTTTTACGACGACCTAACCAAGAAATTCGGTGCACGCCCATGATGCTCGGCCTCGGACTATCGATCACGCAGCCGAGGGGCGCCGCCGCCCCCTTTACAGGCACCCCCGCCATGGCCGCTTTGACGGACATTCCGGGGCTGGTGATCGACTTCGACGCGGCTGACGCTGCGACGATCTCAGCGACCGGCGCACTCGTCAATACGTGGACCAACAAGGGCTCTTATGGCGGCTCCGCTACATCGGCAAGCTCGAACCGGCCTTCCACCGGCACACGGACGATGAACAGCCTGAATACGCTGGACTTCTCAGGCACCAACCACATGGACATGACGACGGAGCCGGGAGCGCTGACAGCCGCTTCGTACACGCTGGTCCGTGTCTGGTACAACGACCTGAACGCCACAGCAGCAATCCTGGATCTCGCGCAGACCGCGCTTGCCGGCAACATCCGATCCGGCCTGCAGGTAGACGTTGGCGGCACAGACAACCGGATCTACCAATACTGCGGCGCCTCTGCGATTGCTGACGGCGCGGCGCCTGAGAGCGGGCCAGGACCGGCGATTACCACGTTGCTCGGCTTCCCAACCATCGCGTACAACTACGTGAATTCTCTGACCCGTTCAGGCGCCAATGGCGTTCCGACCTACAGCACCAGCACGGTTTGGCGTCTAGGTGGAGACCCAGACAACACCTCCTCACGGTGGAACGGCGCTATCTCACAGTTTGCCGGCTACAACCGCACCCTGACCACAGACGAGCAGTTCCTCGTCGAAGGCTTCCTTGCTTGGAAATGGGGCCTGCAGGCGAACCTTGCCGGCGGTAACGAATGGTCTGCCAAAGACCCACGCGTCAACGCGAAGATCACGAATGTCGTCGGTTGGGGCGACAGCATGATTGAGAACGCTTTCCTTGCCGCAGCTGACAGATGGATAACCGTTCTCGCGGGGCTGCTCAACCGCAAGGCATCAAACCAAGGCATCGGCGGTCAGACTTCGACTCAGATCGCAGCTCGCGCAAACGCCGATGTCCGGTTTATCGATCGCATTCGCATTATCTGGGCCGGTACTAACGGACCTGATGCAGGCAACACGGTTCTTGGCGATATCCAGTCTATGGTCAACTATCAGCCGACCACCAAGTTCATCATCCTGCCGTCGATGAATTCCTCGACAGAGCCTTCAGGTAGCGCCGGCTACATCAACAAGATGGGCAACAATGCCGCGGTGCAGGCGGCCTACCCCAACAACTGGCTTGACGTTAGGTCTATGATTATCGCGCTTCAAGCTCCTGGCGGCCCGTATCAAGATGCAACGGCCTATGGGCAAGACGTTATTACAGCCGCACTGCGGACTGACAGCTTGCATCTGAACGCGGCCGGATACGCGCTGGTCGCGGGCTTCGTCCGGGATTTTATAGTTGCGAAGAACTGGTGATCACGCCTTGGCGCCTTCTGATAGCCAAGACCAACTGCGGCCTGAATGGATGCATGAGACGTTAGACTGCGTCACGCCGAACTTCTTGGCGATCTGGTATTGAGACAGGATGCCCTTCAGGTCGATGATCGCGCGCACCTCAGCCTCTGTGAGCTTGGCGATGTTATGGCGCTCACCTCGATTGTGCGTCCCGTGGATCAGCCTGTCTGCGCTGTTCTCGGCCTTCGTCTTCCACGACAGGTGGATCGGGCTGATGCAGGCTTCACTGCCTTTGCCGCAACTGTGCGCCGCATCGTGCTCAGGAGTTGGCGGAGCGCCGTGAACCAGTTCGCAAATGTAGCGGGAGGCAATGCGCTGATTGCCGTTGACCCAGAGAGTTCCGTAGCCCCAGATGCTCTTACCAAACGGCCAGGTCAGGCACTCCTCGCCAGTATGCTGCAGAGCAACTTCCTGGATAAAGCGCAGCGGCTCGCCAGGCGACGTGCTGCCACCCAGCGGATCACCGTGCCTAAGGAGGCGAGTGTAATGCGCCTCACAATAGCCCTTACTTTTGTGAGGCTTGCTGCAATCTGGAATCGAGCATAAACGGGAATGAGCCATGTGGAGCCTCCAATGCTTCCGTGGTCAGAGCCCGTCGCGGTGGTGAGACACCCGGCGGGTTCGCTATTTGTACCTCAAATCAAGCACTAAACGCAAGCGGACGCCCCGACCTGTTAGAGCAGATCGAGCGTCCTACCAATGACGACCAAGCTGGGATCGCCAAAGGCTGGGCATACATTGCCAGTCCGTGATTACCGAACTGTAAATCGCAGGAACACAGGCAGTAGGATTGATGGCATCCAATGAAGACATTATGCATGCGATCGGCAAGCTGGAAGGCAGCCTTACCGGAATCAATGAGAGTGTCGCCCAGCTTCGCAAGGATTTCGGCGATGAGAAGACCAACGCCCACGAAAGCCGTGCGGTGATCCACAAGCGCCTCGATGACCAGGCAAAGCAGATCTACCACTTTGACACCACGGTCGCCATCAGTGCCGGGGTAGACGCGCAGATCCGAGAGGAAATCAAAACCCTCAAGGAGACGGTGCAAAGCAACCACGCTTCAGTTCAGCCGGCCCTTGAGGAGTGGAGACGCATGCGGACGATCGGGATAGGCATATCCGGCCTGATCGCCTTCGCTGGGCTCACCATAGGCGGGATCATCACTTACGTCGGGGATGGTGCTGTCTCAGCCATTCGACACTGGCTGAAGATCAATTAGTCAATCTTCTTCGGCGGCTCATCAGGCTTTCTTTCATATTCCACCACTCCGTCGTCAGTTTCAATCATGACCCGGACTGTTGCTGATGCGCAAGCGGCGGCTCTAACAAGCTCCATCAGACCGGGAACATCCTCGGCTTTGACACGCTGTAGATCAACAGCAACCGGCTTCTGCCCGTATTCGGATGTTTCATCGCTCATCCTATCATCCTCAATATCTTCTCCACCGCCGCATACACAAGCATCGCTACTGCCATGGCAAGGACGATGTAGGCGTGCGTTGTGAGGCGGTTGAACATCAGTCCTGTTCCTTGAGGGCGGCATTCGTCATTTCAACGATGGATGTCGCGATCGATATCTGATGCGGGGTGCTTGGCGGCTCGTCAGGCACGCTTGCTCCAATCCTCCCGCTCATTATCATTCGGCAGAGATAGCTCTGGGCTGAAAACCTGTCGATCTCCTCCCTGTCGCCTCGGCGGACAATCTCCCGAGCTTCCCTGACTAGATCACCGAACGTCATGATTTCTCTCCCTTAAGTGCAGCGTCGATCATGGCTCTCCACTGGTCTTTCGAATATTCATACCGATATAGGTAATTATCGCCGTAGATTGCAGCTGACGCCTCCACCATCGCCTCTGTAGGCTCGCGTAGGGATTCGATCGCTGCCTTGGCCATGCCAACATACAGCGTCCACGCAGGCTGTTCATCGGCATCATTGGACGCCGCTTGTGGGTGCATCCCGTCAGCTACGCTCAAAGCTCTGGCAACCCTCTCCACCATCGTCATTTCATCAGGCATTAGAGGGCTCCTTGGTGGGGTTAAGGGCGGCTATCTC